AAACGAGGGAAAGATCATCTCCGCCGTATTGGCGGCCAGTGACTATGACGATGCCATGGGGCGTGTGCTGGCACTGTATCCGGACATGGACGTTGAGACCGCGTCCGACATGATGGCCCGGTGCCTGGTGGCAGCCGAGGCGTTCGGGAAATATACCGTAAAGGATGAAAATGACGGTTAAGCTTAAACCACTGCCCATGAAAGCGGCCCAGGAATTCTGGAACGATAAGGTTATGATGTCTCCCAGCCAGTTCAAGCGGCTGTCAGATCCGGCCAAATTAAAAGCATTCAGCGTGTCCGGGATTGCAAAAGGGGATGAGCTGTCCACGGTATTCGAATCCATCAAGCGGGCCGTCAATGACGGGATCCCCTTTGCCGACTTTCAGAAATCATGCAAAGAAATTTTTGATCGCCGGGGATGGACCGGTGTTTCAGCCTGGCGGGTGGATAATATTTTCCGCACCAATATCCAGACCGCCTATAACGTCGGTCAGTATAAAGAAATGCAGGCCGTGAAAAAGACCCGGCCATACTGGCAATACAGCGCGGTCAACGACACCCGGACCCGTCCGCTGCATCGTGCATTGGACGGCAAGATCTTTGAAGCGGAGCATGCGTTTTGGGATGTCTGGTACCCGCCCAACGGGTTCCGGTGCCGGTGCGGCGTGACAACGCTCAGCCAGCGCGAAATAGATCGAGATGGCCTGACCATCGAGACAAAAGACCCCACCGGCGGGTTGATCGAACCCAAAACACCCGACGGAATAACCATGCCTGCCAGGCCATTAATGCCGGACCCGGGCTTTTCGTATCACCCCGGGAAAACGGCCTATGGCGGCATTGTTGACGCGGAAATAAAACCGGGCAAATGGCAGGACCTGGATAATCTCAAAGGGCCGTCTGATTTTCACCGGCAAGATATAAAAAATGTGGGCCCCAAAGAGATACCGGCTATGGACGAATCCATGCTGCTGCCCGGCGGCCTTACAGACACCGAATACCGTGACGCATTTATATCGCGGTATGGTGAAGAAAAAGTGGTGACCGATGCGGCCCGCGAGCCGGTGATCTTATCGTTGCGCTCGTTTCTTATCGACAAAACACCGGGGGCCAAAGAGCAATGGAAGTTTAATAAACCGGGCCATGGCCAGTCCATCCCGGTAATGGAGACGGTGCTGACGGCCCCGTACGAAATATGGCTGGCGCCACAGATCAGCGACGCGGGTAAAATCAGGCTGTCCAGGCGTTATATCACATTATGGAAAACCGCAGATAAAAACAAAATCGGCGGGTTCGCCGTATATGAGGTTAACGGGGGTGTGTTTTCAGGCGTTACCTCATTTATCCCGACGACAAAAAAAGGCGGTCAAAATTTAAAATACCTGGAGAAACAGAGGCAGGGGATATTGCTTTATGGCAGAAAGGGCAAGGGCCGGTCCGGCTCACAAACCGGCAACCCGTGACAGTTCAGATCGGGTGGCCCCCTAAGCCACGGATTCCCTGAAATTATTTATACCGGCAAATACCGGGGAAGTCAAATATGAGCGGAATATCTATTAAAATTGATGATACGACCATTATGGCCACGCTGTCCCGTATACGGCTGCACCTGGGGGATATGACCCCGGCCCTGCACGATATCGGGGAAATTGTAAAATCTTCCGTGAAACACAATTTTTCCGCCCAGGGGCGCCCGAAAAAGTGGCCGGCATCCAAACGAGCCAGGGACGAAGGCGGACAGACGCTATCCGATACAGCCCGGCTGCGCAACTCATTCACCGTGGCCGTATCAAATAACAGTGTGGCCGTCGGGACCAATGTGGTTTATGCCCGGGTGCATCATTTCGGTGCCAAAAAAGGCAGCTTCGGTACCTTCCCCGTTACCGTAAAGGCCCACAAACGGAAAGGTAGCCCGGTAAAGGCCCATCAACGATCCGTGAAACTGCCATGGGGGAACATCCCGGCCCGGCCGTTCATGATGCTCCAGGATGAAGACAAGGTGGAAATCAATGCTGCCTTAAACGATTATCTGCTGGGAGATATAAAAAATTAAAAATAATGGGGCTGATTTGACAAAAAACAAGCGACCAGGAGAGCCCAGGCGGCCAAAATAAAGAGATAATATTTTTTGAGGGGGATTGTATGACTAAAAAGCAAACAGTTCGTGTGGCCAAAGTGGGGAATTCTTTTTCCGGGTTTGACAACTGGGTGGAAATTTTCATGGGCGGCCAGCAGATGGACAGCGCCGGGAATAAGCATGACGGGGACTCTATCATCGACAAGGCAATCGAAAATTTTGACCCGGCATATCACGAGGCGCCGGCGGTATTGGGGCATCCCGGAGACGATGCGCCGGCCTACGGGTGGGTGGCAGAATTGAAAAAAGAGGCCGCGGGGGGCGTTAAACACCTGTTTGCAAAGTTTAAGGACGTGGTCCCTGAGTTTGAAGAGATGGTTAAAACCGGCCGGTTTAAGAAGCGATCGGCCTCGTTTTATCCGGACGGCCGCCTGCGGCACGTGGGCTGGCTGGGGGCCATGCCCCCTGCTGTGAAAGGCCTGGCGGATGTGGCGTTTTCCGATGCCGATGACGCCGTTACGTTTGATTTTGCGGAAATCAACCCCTGGACCTGGGGGGCGGTTGCAGATGTTTTTAGGGGCCTGCGGGAATGGCTCCTGGAAAAACACGGCAAGGATACTGCGGACGCCGTTGTCCCGGAATGGCGTATCTCTGACCTTGTCGAAGAAAAAAACAGGGCAATATCGCCCGAACAACCGGGAATAGTGGAGGAAGCTCAAATGAAATTTTCTGATTTTATGGAAGCGTTCAAGTTTTGGAAAAAAATCCAGGATAACCCGGATGTGGATCTCACCGAAACCGCACCCGGAAAACAAATTGCCGGTGCAAGTTTTTCCGAAGCCGACGTGGCAGCGGCCGTGGCCGAAGCCACCGAACAGGCCAAAAAAGAGGCTAAGGCGGAAGCCACCGCCGAATTTACCGAGGCTGAGCACACCCGTAAAAAGGCGGACGCAAAAACCCGGGTTGTCGGTATCATCTCCGGCGGCATCGCCATCGGCACCATTGCCCCGGCCTGGAAGGATATGGGCATGGCACAGTTTATGGAAAATCTGGACTGCGATACCCCCGTCTGTTTTGCGGAAGGATCTGACAAACAGACCGGCCTGGACTGGTTCTGCGGGTTTCTGGACACCTTCCCAAAGCTGGTCAACTTTGCAGAAGTGGCCACGCGGGATAAGAATGTCGACGGCGGTGATGCCGGCGCAAAACTGGAAGCGCTGGTGCTTAAAAAACGGCAGGAGGACAAAGCGCTAAGCTACGGTGCAGCGTTTGCCGAAGTGCAAAAGGGAAATCCGGCGCTGGCCTCCGAATACGCCGCCGATATCACCGGATAACCTTTGAATTTCGAATTATGAATGATGAAGTATGAATGATGAAGTATGAATGATGGATGATGAATTTTGAAAGGAGAATATCGTGGCAACTGAAAATAGCGTTTTAACCGAAAGCTATGAAGCCGCTGAAGACCTGTCCGATGATCAACATCGGATCGTTGTCCTGGACACAGGGAAGGTGCGGCGGCCGAACAGTGGTGCGGAGGTGGGCCTGGGCGTTTTGCAAAACGCCCCCGAATCCGGCGGCGCCGCAGCCGTCATGCTCATCGGCAAGTCAAAAATCGTTTTGGGTGAGACCGTCGCCATAAACGAATGGATCAAACTCGAATATGTCAACGCAACGGATGCCGGCAAAGGGATGGATGCCGATGCGGCGCTGGATCTGGCCATGGGCCGCTGCCTGGCCGGTGGCGATCAGGATGACCTGGGCGAGATCCTTTTGTCCGGTGCCGTCCACCAGGTCAACGCAGCCTCATAAGCAATAGCCCGCATGATACCCATGCGAAGGAGAATAAATCATGGCAACTGACAACAGACTACTGGATGTCTCCGCAGAAGCGGCGGAGGACCTGTCCAGCGATCAATATCGCTTTATAGTGCTCAACTCCGCGGGCAAGGCCCGGCGGCCGGACAGCGCCGATGAGGTATCCTACGGCATCCTGCAGAACGCGCCCGAATCCGGAGCGGCGGCCGTTATAAGGCTCGACGGTATTTCCAAGCTGGTGGTCAACGCGGCCGTTTCCGTGGGGGATTTTGTCTCCCCGGAGTACGTATCCGCCGCAGATGCGGGCAAGGGGCAGGCCGCCGGGGGCAACTGGAAGGCGGCCCGCGGGGAGGTGGTGCAGGGGGCCAGCGCTGAAGACAACCTGGCGTCTGTACGCCTGGTGGGGCCATTCCCCCAGGGCCTGGGCGTCCTCATCAGCCAGTCTTCCGTGGCCACCATTAACACCGCCGGCGTGGCCACCTACACGGCGGCCCAGCTCCTGGGCGGTCTGATCCTGCGGGACCCGGCCGGCGGTGCACGCGCGGACGTGACCCCCACGGCAGCCCTGATCATCGCGGGTCTTCCCCAGGCAGGGGTCGGTAACTCGTTTGAGTTTACCATCCGCAACACGGCGGACGCGGCCGAAGCCATCACGGTAACAGCCGGCACGGGGGTGACCCCGTCGGGTACCATGACCATCGGCCAGAACAACTCCAAGCGGTTCTTGTGCGTTGTGACGGCCGCCGATGCGGTGACCATCTACAGCATGGGCACTGTGGTGCACTGATTGATCAAGAGGTAAAGGTAGAAGGTTTAGCCCTGCCTTCAGCCTTCAACCTTTTACCTAATCAACCTGAACAGGATGGCCGCGCATGGCGGCCATGCGATAACATCACCAAAAAACAAGGAGACAAAACATGCCTCAGCCAAGTATCAAAGAGCAAATCGTTGCGGGACCGCTGGCCAATGTGTCCGTTGCCTACCGCAATATCGACTATATTGCCGACAGGGTCTTTCCTGTCCTGGACGGCGCGGATCCGAGAGCCAAAATAACCAAATATCAGCGGGGCGCATGGTTTCGGGACGAAGCCGGCATCCGTGCCCCGGGAACACGCGCCCGGCGCGGCGGGTATCCGTTGACATCCGTGTCTATCGCCACTGATGAATATGCCTTTGCCAAAGAGGTGACCGATGAAGACCGCCGTTTTGCAAAAGCCCAGGGCGCTCCCGTGGTGCAGCCGGATCAGGACGCCATCGAATTTGCCACGGATAAGGTCGATCTCAAAAAAGAGCGTCGGGTGGCCGGTTTAGTAACCGACACCACATGGGTGGACGGCAACTCCGGGGGCGCTGATGCGGAGGGCCTGTGGGCCCCGCCCGGGGATACCAATACGTTCCTGGCGGATATGACCACCGGTAAAAAAGCCATTAAGAGCGCCATTGGCCGGCCACCGAACAAGCTGGTCATCGATTACGCCACATACCTTTCCCTGAAAGAGTGTGCGGCTATCCTGGACAAAATCAAATACACCCAGCGGGGTGTTTTAACCAAAGAACTGCTGGCGGCCATGCTGGACCTGGATGAAGTGCTGGTGGGATCCGCCATTTATTCAAGTGCAGAGGAAACCGCCGCCGGAACCGATTTTACCGCCGTGGATATCTGGACGGTAACCGCCGCTAAGGGCATGGGCTTTTTGTATTACGCACCGCCTCGGACGGGGTTGAAAATCCAATGCGCCGGCATGCAGGTCCGTATCGCCTATGAAACCGGCGGCCCTCGTAGAACATCCATGTGGCGGGAGGGAGCCGAACATCAGGATGTTTATGAGGTGGCAGAGGAAACCGACATCGCCCTGGTGGATCTCAACGCCGGTTATTTGTTTGCCGATACCTACGCCTCATAAAACAGGTTGAAGGCCGAAGGTTGAAGGGTGCGCCCCTTTACCCTTCGACCTTAAACCCAATCAAGCCCAAAAGGAGAAATCATGAAAATAAAATATCTTGGCCCCAGCCCGAGCGTGAATGTGGCGCCCTTCGGCCCCCACGTCAAAGGCGAGAGCAAGGAGTACCCGGACGATTTCGGGGAAGAACTGCTTGCCACCAGTGTGCGTCAGCAGTTCGAGGCGGTGGATGATGGTATTATCACACGAACCGGCAAGCGTCTGACCGCCATGACCGTGCCCCAGCTGGAGAGCCTTTGCAAAGAGCTGAAGATAGAGGTCCCTGCCGGTGTCAGAAAAGCCGATCTGATGGCCCTGATCAAAGAAAATACAGCCACGCCGCCCGAAGGAGAATAACCCATGGCTTATTGCGTGCTGACCGACATTGAGCATCAATTGCCTGAAGCCGACCTGGTCGCGTTAACCGATGATGCCGGGGCCGATGCAGTGGACACCGATGTGATGGATCGCGCCATTGCCGATGCGGATGAAGAAATCGATGCACACCTGGCCCTGCGCTATTCATTGCCGTTTTCCGCTACGCCGGATCTGATCCGGAAGTTTAGCGTTGATCTGGCCATATGTAACCTCTATGCCCGGCGGGCACATCTGGAGATCCCTGAAACACGGAAGGATAAATGCAGCCGAGCCCGTCGGATGCTGGAAAAAATAGCCGACGGCAGGATGCGGATAGACGTCCCGGAACCGGCAAAAACAAGCACCGGCGGCATATCCGTGACAACGTCGAAACCCGATCGGGCCTTCAGTATCGGCCGAAGATCGGACGGATCGACCGGCACGCTTGATAATTATTGATAGCGGGCAGGCACAGGGGCCTGCCCCTACAGGAGAGACATGGCATATACCATTGAACAGATTGAAGACGCCTTAATATCGGCCGTGAGCGGCCTTAAAACATCCCTGAATGTAAAGGACCTCAAGACCTACCAGGGTGAGCTGGACAAAAACGACCTTGCCCGGATCACGGCGCGGCTGCCGGCGATATATGTCATATACGGCGGCAGCGGTTATACCCATCACGGCCGCCGTAAAATAGAGCGGATGAGCTGGTGGTTTATGGTATGCGATGCCGGTGTACGCGATGAAGCCGAGGCCAGACGGGGCGGCACCCGAAACCCGGGGACATACGCCATGTTGGACGGCATCCGGGACCTGGCATATGGCAGTCAGCTGTCCATGGAAATAACGCCGTTTGAGATGGCCCGCACGGTGTCGGTATACCACGGCAACGGGATATCCATTTACGGTGCCGAGTATACCACCGATCAGGCGCATCTTTATCCTGCCGGGTAAGATGGAAAGATAAAAGGTAGAAGGTAGAAGGCCGAAACCTGAAGAAAAGCCTATTAAAACCCCTTCAACCTTCTACCTAATCAACCTAAAAAAAGGAGCAACCCATGTTAGAAGCAATCGAACAACTGGCGGCCAAAATAGAAGCCGACGAAGGCACGGCCATTGCCCTTTCCGCCGCCGATGCCGTGCTGCATGCCGAGGGGAAATTTACCCCGGATGTGGCCATGAACCCGCGCCCGCTCAAAAGCAGTAGCCTGAGCCAGTTTTCCGCGGTACCCGGAAAAAGATCGGGGGCCATCGGGTTTAAGCTGGAGTGCAAGGGCAGCGGCACGCCGGGGACGCCGCCCGAGGCCGGGAAGTTTTTACGGGCCTGCGGGATGCAGGAAACCATTGCCGCCGGTGTCAGTGTGACGTACACGCCGGCCACGGACACCATCCCGGCCATGACCCTGGCCCTGTACCAGGACGGCATGATCAGCCAGATATGGGGAGCACGGGGGACCTGGAAGCTCAACTGCCCGGTGGGGGAACCGGCATGGTGGGAGTTTGAATTTACCGGGGCGGACTTTTCCGTTGCCGACGGCAACCTGCTCACCGGCGTCAGTTTTCATACCACGGTCCCACCGGCATTTGTGAGTGCCAGCCTGACCATCGACAGCTACGCGGCCCTGATCTCGACATTGAGTGTCGACTGCGGCAATGCCGTTGCCCTGCGCTCGGATGCCAATACCTCCTCGGGCAACAAAAGCGCCGTGATTACGGCCCGGCCGATGGCCATGACATTCGACCCGGAAAAAGTGCTGGCAGCCACCTATGATTTTTATACCAAGCTGCGCGCCGGCACCGAAGGGGCATTGTCGTTTCAGCTGGGCGCGAGCGCCGGCAATATCTGCACGGTCGGTGCCCCCAAGGTCCAGTACACCAAAGTCGATGATACGGCGAAAGACGCCATCCGCAGTCTCGGGATTGACTGCCAGCTGAACAGAGATTCGGGCGATGATGAAGTCGAATTCGTGTTTACCTGATATTTTTAAACGCTGTAGGGGCAGGCCCCTGTGCCTGCCCGATGATTGGAGATTTTAAATGAAAAAAAGCGATATAAAAATCAAAGCCCGGCCGCTCACCGGCGGCCAGATCCGCGAGCTGCGAAAAAACGGCATTATGCTGAACAACATCGATCCGATGAAACTCGATGAAATAGTCGATACTGTCGTTGAAATGGCCATGACGGAAGATGAAATCGGGGAGTTGGATAAACAGCCCTATAATCAGACGCTGTCTATATTCTCGGGTATTATCGGCCTGACCTATGGCCGTGGAGACGACGCAAAAAACTGATCAGCGCCTGGCAATGGCGGAAAGACGGCGGGCCGGAACGCTGTCAAAAGTGCCGGGCGCAGGTGCAACAAAAAGACTGCCTGACATGCCCCCATGCCCCGCCGAAATTGACCTACGCATGTCATGAGGCCATGGAGTTGTTTTCCATGTGCCAAACACAGTGGCGGACGCATTTCGGCGGATTGATCGGCCTGGATTATACCGCGGTGGAGGCGGCATCCCGGGCGCTGGCCATCGAATGGGATATGCAATTGTTTGGGGGGATCCGGACCCTGGAGCTCTACGAACTGGGCATGATCGGCAAAAGCGAGTTCGGCGGTAAACCAAAACCATGCCGGGGTCCGGCATGCGCAATGTGTACAAAGAAATGTGCTGATCGGATGACATCGGATAAGGATACAGGCAAATGACCACATCAAACAAACTTGAATTGATCATATCTGCACAAAACAAAGCATCGAAAGTGCTCTCGCAGATCGCCAAAGATGTGTCCGCTGTGTCCACAAAGTCTGTCCCGAAAATAAAGGCTACCGGGCGGGCGTTTGATGCTCTGGACAAGGACATCAAACAAACCAATGGTACGGTGCATAAGTCGTCCACCCTGTTCACAAAACTGGCCGGGGTTTTGTCCGCCGGCGCCATTGCGTATGCGATAAAGCGCATCGGGGCCGAATCCATTGCCACCGCCTCTGATTTGGATGAGGTCAACAGCAAATTTGATACTGTTTTTAACGGCCAGGCCGAAGCCGCAAGCAAATGGGCTAAGGAGCTGCAGGACAGTTATGGCACGTCCCGCCGAGAATCAAAGGAGTATCTCTCTTCGATCCAGGACCTGCTGGTGCCCATGGGTATGGCTGCGGATGCCGCCGGGAAAATGTCTTCCGATGTGGTTAAAATGGCGGTGGATCTGGGGTCGTTTAACAACAAGTTAACGTCCACCGTTATCGACGATTACCAGTCCGCCCTGGTCGGCAACTACGAAACCATGAAAAAGTATGGCGTTGTGTTAAACGCCACAGTGGTGCAGCAAAAAGCCATGCAGATGGGACTGGCGGCTACCAAAACCGAGCTGACCGCATCCGATAAGGCTATGGCCGCCCACCAGCTGATTATCGAAGGGTCGACGGCCGCCAACGGGGACTGGGCCAGGACATCAAAACAGTATGCCAATCTCAGCAAACAGTTGACCTCTGATATCGAAAATTTATCATCGACGATCGGCGGCTCCCTACTCCCGAGTGCCACAAAAATAAAAGCCTCAATAAGCGAGTGGATACAGGCCAATGAAACACTGATCGGCCAAAATGTGACGGCATATGTGCAGGGGATAGCGGCCTCCATATCAAACGGCATCACATGGTTTCAGGCGCATCAGGCCGTCATAAAAAGCACCGCAAGCGCAATCGGTACCGCCGTTATCACATATGGCAAATTTTGGGCCATCACAAAAACAATTGCGGCCTCCACGGCCCTGATCACGTTTTTCAAAAATATTTTAAAATCGGTGGTCGCGCTGCGGGCCGGCACCCTGGCCCTGAATACGGCCATGAAAGCCAATCTTGCCGCCATCGCCCTGATGGCCGGTTACAGCATTGGCAGTACCATCAGTAAGGCCGCCGATGGCACATGGGGCATCGAGGCCGAAATTGAGGCCATCAAAAGATGGACCGCCGCCCAAAACGAAAAAATTGCCGCCCGGGAAAAGGAGATCCAGGTCCAGGATGACCAGCTGGCCGCGACACAAAAATGGGCGGATGAAATAGAGGCCATGGAAACGGCCAACGTCGCGCAAGCCGCACAGGCTTCGGCGCAGGCGGCTGAAAATTATGCCACATATGTCGAGATGGTCCAGGCATATAGTAAAAATTTACTGGCTGCCGAACGCAAAACGCTGTCCGAACGCCTGACCGAATACCAGTCGTTTTATACTGATTTACAGGCGAAAATAAAGGCCCAGGCAGCCTCCGAAGCCGCTCATATAAAAGAGTTGACCGCGCTGTATAAACAGAAACTGTCTGTGCAGCAATCAGCCGATGACTTGATCCGGGGGCTAAACGAGATCAATATGACGGCGGCGGAACGCTTCCAGAGCAAACAGCAGGCCCTGGATGAACAAATGGCGGCGGCCATGTCGTTATCCGGACAGGACCAGATCGCCGCCATTGAAAAATATAAGACGGCCATGGCCCAGTTTGCCACCGAATACGCCCAGGGCATCGATGGGGTATCGGGCGTGTCCGGATCACAGGTGGTCAGCTCGGCAATATCTGCCATAGAGCAAGCGACTGAAGCGCAAAAATCGGCCATTTCGGAACTGGAGGAAGCGAAACAGCGACAGATCGAGACGGATCAGGAATGGCTGTCCCAACTGCAAGCGAGCGCCGTGGATGCGGTGGACGACATCAATTTTTTGCAAGCGGCCATCGCTGAAGTAGACAGCCTGATTGCCGGGATGGAAAAAGAAGTCGACATATACGGCGTCGACTATGTGACCGATGTCGTTGACAGGATACAGTCCGAACTGGCCGCGCTGAAAGACAAGACCATTACCCTAACAACGGTGCATCGGAGTGTGTATACGAGCGCCGGGTCATCTTCTGCCAACGTTGCGGGGTCGTATGCATCGGGCACCATGTATGTGCCAAACACCGGCATCTACGAACTCCATGAGGGCGAAATTGTCGTAAAACGGAAAATCGCCGATGCTATCCGAGACCAGGACACATCGACATTGGGCAGCGCCTCGGGCGGGATCACCATCGAAGGCGGCATCAATATCAATCTGCCGGCCGGGGTGGCCCAGCAATCGGCACAGGATTGGCGCGACATCACCCGGAATTATATTATCCCGGAACTGACAGCGGTTAACAGGTAGAAGGTAAAAGGTAGAAGGCTGAAGGTGGAAGGTAAAAAATGGCCCTTACATTCACTAAAGATGCGAATACCATGAGTTTTGACGGCCGGGCACTGCCCGTGCATGATCCCAAAACCGTCAATGTCGTGACGGCCTATAGCGAAGGCCGCAAGCTGTATGCATACGATAAAAGTATCACAGAACAGACATTTACCCTGGACATTACCCAGGCCACACAAACCGAAGCCGATAATTTTGACACCTGGCACGCCACCATTGCCGTGGGGCCGTTGAACACATTTACCTTTACCGATGAGGACAGCACCTCGCACACGGTGCGCCTGATGAATTTGGCCAATCCGCTGAAAGAAGTCAGCAACGGCCGATATGCCGGCACCATCGTACTGAGGAAAGAGATTTGAGAAGCTTTAACGCCAATTTTGTCACCGAAAAAAACCGACGGGCCGATGGACCTGCCCCGGTCAACCTGCTGACGGCCAATTTCTCCACGCCCGTATACCTGGCGGACCGGGACATGACCCCAACAGGCGGAAGCGTCCATGCCGGGCTGATTGTCCGGTGGGGGTTCATCGATTCCGCCCTTACCCAGACCCCGGGATCCGGTGTGCTGGGGTCCATCGATGTGGCGGATTTGGAAATCGAGATCATCAACATGGGATCATCTCCGTTTTCAGACAACTTTACGGTGGCAAACCCGCCTGAAAACGTATTATTTGAGCTGTACCAGTGGTTTGACGGCCTGTTGTATTCGGAAAAAGAACCGATTTTCAAAGGGTATCCCGTTGGTCAAATCGTTTATGACCGGACAACGTGCCGGATCCGCCTGGAAAGCGTGTTTTGCCGCTACAACCGAAAGATCGGTGAGGACCTGATCATCAACGCCGATGATTATCCCGGCGCCGATCCGGATGACATCGGGAAGATGATGTCGATCGGATACGGCACAGTGCGCCGATCGCCATGCCGGGCCGT